CAGGAGTACTAATAAACAATGCCCAACCCTGTTTATCAGCCAATGCAGGTCTTATAACTTCAGCCCAAACGTCCCTATCCATAAATGCCGCTTCATCTAAAACAACACCAGCTAAACTTCTACCTCTCAATGCCATAGCATTTTCAGTTCCTTTCAATTCAATACTTGATCCATTAATCAAATCCAGTCTCAAATCAGTCTCATTTTTACTCTGAACCCATGTTCTAGGAGTCAATCTCTTCAATTCCTTCCACGCAATATCCTTTGCCATCCTGTAAGTAGGAGCACAATAAAAATAAACCTCATTTGGCCTGTTAATAGCCCCTCTAAGTAGTTCTATACAAGAAAGGTATGATTTACCAAACCTCCTACCAGCAACAAGCACTCTAAATCTCTTATCACAATTAAACACCTCCCCCTGTGCATATCTTAAATTGATCTCATTAAGATTCATTTATACCTTTTTTACATAATATTACTCTTTTTCTTTCGCATTTTACACTTTTAAAGCTATCATCGAAATATTAATACCCTCATAAAACAAGTTCGTGGCTGAATCCTTCATCAACAACAACCTAAATTTAGATCTTCCAGTTCCTCAACGTAAACCTCGCGTTCAAAAATATACAGGAGGCTCAAATTCAAGAGCAGTCATAGAAGCAAGATCTCAAAGATTATATTCTCGTCAACTTGAAGGTAAAACTACACGTCAGTTAGTCATAGAACATTCTAAAAGAGAAGGTATTTCAGAACCCACAGCCTGGGCTGACTGGGGGAGAGTTAAAGCTTGGAATGATGAAGATTGGCTTAAAGAAAGAGATAAAATGATCCCTCGTCTACAAGCTATGCGTATGCGTCTGTTCAACAAAGCTATAGCAAAAGGTCAACTTCAGACAGCAGCACAGATCCTAGACTCTCTAGGCAAGGTTGTAGGGGAATCTGTAGAAACAGTCAACATTCAAGCTCCAGAACTCGCCATTCGCATAGAACCTAAGCAATAAAGATCTCTAGAATATATTTAAGTTACCCACGCACGCCAAAAATAAAAAATATTTTCTAACCCTACCCCATAGAATAAAAAATAAGTAAAAATACTCATAGATTATTATTAAATTAGTATACTAAAATGTTAGATTTTCGGTTATAATATGGGTAGGAATAAATTAGTTTTATTACTTCTTTAAATCCTCTGTAAAGCTTTAATTATCTTTTTAGGTAATAAATAGCTAATACAGTCAAAAGCTATTTACAAGACTAATAAAAGTAAATAGCAAAAATAAACACTTAAAAAAAAATCAAAGCCTATGATTAAAAAACCAAATTAAAAAAAATTTTACCCGGGTTGATAGCCCGAAAATAAAAACCAATTATCAAATTAATTATCATGAAATTCTATTTAATTTTTATTATTTTTATTACTTTTATTCTTTCATCAATTGGTAACGACCATCCTATTAAAAATGGACAGTTACAAGAAAGGGACGAAGTAATACAAACTCTTATAAATGATATATAATATATATATCAAATAAACCTATTATTTTATTAATTAAATTATGGACAATCCTAAATTATTAACTGCAGAAGAATACAACACAATTGTATTAGCTATTACTTCAAGTGAAGATTATCAAATTAAGCATGATGGAAGTAAAAAAGATTTTTATGAAACTATGTTTAATAAATTATTTAATGTGACTTTATCAGATATGGTTGAGAAGTTACAAGATGATATTAGGCAAGAAGAGATTAGTAAGCCTATTACAGAGATAGAGGAATAAAACCTCTATCTTTTTTTATTCACTTATTTAAATTTAATTATCATGAAAAAGATTAGTTTTGAAAAATGGGAATCAAAATTTTATGATGTTCCCTTTATAAAAGAAAATTTTACTTTATTGGAATCAATGGGAGTTGATACCTATATGGTTAATTGCTCTCAAGATACGGAAGAAGGGAAAACAAAATTTATTAGGGTTTTTCATTTTGGAGGTTGGTATGAAATCTTAGAGAATGGGAATCATTATTTATTACTAGGCAATGAAGATTGGATAAGCAAAGAAGAAAAAGTAATTAAGACAATAAAAAAAGAATTATATGATTGGGCAAGTACTGAACTTTCAAACTTTGGAGAATAAAATGAAATTAAATAAAATACAAATTATTGAAAAAATTATTTTTCACTGTAAAAAAGATGATGAATATTTAATAGATATAGTTCATGAGTATTTACAATTATTAGAAGATACTGAACTAGGATTGAAAGGAATAAAAGAGACTTTAGAAGAGAGGGAGAATAAAGAGAATGAATAAATATAATAAATGGAGATCAAATTTTATTGAGTTAGAAATCAATGAAGATAATGAAAAAGAGATAAAAAAATTATGTCATATTTCGTTAGATATGCTTAATGAAGAAAGCAAGATTATCAGAATTTATAAAGATAATTTAAATGGATATATAGAAAAACTTAAAAATAATAATTATTTATTATTGATTGATAGATCGTATTATGAAAATTCAAACGTTGAGAAGTTAGAGAAGATGTTATATAAATTTTATGAAGATGAAAACTTATTGGAATATATTAAATAAAAAAATAATAATAGTTACTTAAAGGGATACTAGTAATATCCTTTTATGAAACTATTTTATTAGTTTCAGTAAACCCTATTAAATTAATTAATTATGAATTCAAAAATTAAACAATCAATCCTGGATATTGTAAACCTGGATAATGAGAGGTTAAAAACATTAAAGGCGAAAAAGGTATTAAAGGGCGATATTGAAAGGGATATAAAATTTATTAGAGAACATATTCAAATTATTAGAGGTTAATTATGAATTCAAAATGTTTAGCATTTATAGAAGATTTAGTTAGTCAAGAAAGGATGATTAAATTAAATGAAAATAGATATCATGAGAATGATATTAGTGAAGAGTTAAAATGCGAGAATAAAAATAAAATAAGATTATGTGATGAGATATTAAGAGAATTAATAAAACTGCAAAACATAGGAGATATTTAATAATTAATGATATGATTATATATTAATTTTATGTTAATATATATATTAGAAGTATAAAAACTTCTTTTAAACTTAAAACTTATTTAATTAAATTATGAACTTAACACTATTACCAGCTTACGGTAGGGACTACAAGTCAAAAAAAGCTATTATTAATGATTTAAATGCATTAAAAGATTTTATTATTTCACATACTGGACAATATATTAATAAACCACAATTCAAAGAGCATAATATAATTACATTTAATGTTAGATATAATAACCAACTAAAAATAACAAATATAAATATAAAAGATTTAAACAAATGAATATTAAAACTAATCAAGAAGTAATACACCTTATACATGGTTTATTAGCTTTAAGTCAATGCGATAAATTAGGAGAACATGATAAAGTCCAGGATTGTATTAATAGAACTAAACAAGAGTTAAATGATCATGAAATATTAATTGCACATTATGCTTATGAAGCTTTAATGGTTATTCATAAAAATATGAAATAAAAAATTGATACTTACTTTAAAAGGATTATTAATTTAATCCTTTTAATGAAAGTATTTTATTACTTTCAATTAAAAACTTATTTAAATTAATTAAAACATGAACTTACTCAAAATGAGTAAAGGTAATAAAAAGTTATCTAAAGATACTTTAATATTATCTTTACCAGCGGGAAAAACTTGCTTAGGTGCTAATGAATGTAAAGCATTTGTAGAAATTAATAAGGATAATAAAAGAATATTAAAGCGTGGTAATGATTGTATTTTTACTTGTTTTGCTGCTAGTGAAGAATTAAGATATCCTAATGTTTATAAAAGTAGAAAATATAACTTTGATTTAATTAATGGTTATGTATTGAATAATGATTTAAAAGGATTAACTGAATTAATAAATGAAAGTATAAAAGCTAAAAAGAAGAATGTTAATAAAGTTAGGATACATGAGAGCGGGGATTTCTATCACCCTTTATATTTAGAGGCTTTCAAGAATGTAGCTGATATGAATAAAGATTTAATCTTTTATTGTTATAGTAAATCTTTAAAATTATTTCTTAATAATAGATTGCCTAAAAATATGTTTTTAACGTGTTCTTATGGTGGCAAGTATGATTATTTAATAAAAGATAATTTTAAAAGGTTCAGTAAAGTTGTATTTAGTGAAGATGAAGCTTTAAAACTAGGTTTATCAATAGATAAAGATGATTCTCATTGCTACCAGGATAAAGGTGCTAATGGTTTTGGTTTATTACTTCATGGTATGCAAGAAAAAGGATCATTAGCTGGTGAAGCTTTAAAGGTTATCAATAGAAATAAAAAACAATTAGCCAAGGTATAAATAAAAAAAATAAATATTATTTAGATTTTAAAAAATATAAAAATAAAAATTTTAATAATATATCAAAGTCAATATTTTGAGTATTTGTTGAATTATTTTTATTGATTCTGAATGAATTGAGCTCGATAGAGTCATGAATGTCATGGTCATGAATGAACCTCTTTATATTTGACATGAATGATATGCATAAATATATGTTTATGATATCATATATACATAGTTTATTAAATTAATTAATCATGAATGAAACAAAAACCATGAATGAATCCAAAAAAGAAAAATGGATTAAAGCTGAACATGATAAAGCAGTTCAGATACATTGGGATAACCTGGATAGGATCAGAAAACTTAAAGATGAACAATCTACAAAAATATATAGGATATATTCCTATCAAATTACAAATAACACACTTGAAGAACAAGATTATGAAGATGGTAAACATGAATTATCAATAGATTTAATAAAGAAAGAACAACTAAAGCATTGCATTGAAGTAGCAGAATTACAGAAAGAGATTGATAAGAATCCCTTTAAAAAGTCTGTTGAAATTATGAGAAAGAATAGTGATAAAGAAATGCTGTCAAAAAAATATGACAGGTTATTTAATAAAAATAAAAAAGCTAAAGAGGTAAATAATGATTAAAGAAAATATAGAAATTAATGATGATATCAAAAAAATATTTGATACTCATTCTGAAACATACATTATCAGACAAATATTAGTTAAGAAACATAAGTTAAAGGTTTCAACTGCTTATGTTTATTTCAAAAATTATAAGGAGAAATATGGTCAAAGAGAATCCTAATAAGGAATCATGCAAAGAAAGAATGAAAG